TGTTCCCAGACTTTAGCACATCTGTGCATTGCATTGATAAACTCCCCACCATTACCAAGGAGACGCATACAGTCTACCAGGTGGTTGACCCTGCTGGAGCTAGGAACTATGTAGCCATCTGGGCTGCTGTGGATAAGAAGGGGTATGTAACCATACTGAGGGAGTGGCCAGACCGTGACAGCTACGGAGAGTGGGCAGTGTTCGGAGACCCTAAGTGGAAGTTTGGCCCTGCGTCTAAGAAGCTAGGCTATGACATACAGTCCTACGTGGACGAGTTTACAATGATTGAGAAGGAGATGGGGGTTCAGGTCTTTGAGCGTATAGGAGACTCCAGATACTTCGCCAGAGAGAATGAAGACAATGCTGACCTGTTTGAGAGCTTTGCGGACAAGGGGATGTTCTTTGTCCCTTCCAATGGCACCGACATCGACACAGGCATCAATGCCTTAGACGCATGGATGAAGTATAACAAGAACCTGCCCGTAGACGAGGCTAACCGACCAATCCTCCAAATTCATAGCTCCTGTGGCAACCTGATCCACTCCCTAGTCAACTGGGGGCATAAGGGGAAGGCAGACGAACCACTGAAGGACTTCGTGGACGTAATCAGATATTTAGCAACACACAATGATGGATATGGCCCAGACTTCGTGTCTGACGCTAGCTTTCAAACAACGATGAGAAATAAGGGAGGTTATTAACATGGCAAAGAGAAAACTAACACAACTGGCTGAGGACTACGGCAAATCATTTGAGGAGCTTTATGAGTTAGCCGTCAACAACTTCGAAGAGGACATGCTGTCTGGTAGAGGTCGTAACACATGGGTGGATGAACGAGGTCAAGACCTACTGGATGATATGATAGCTATGCCGCTAGAAGACTGCGGTAAGGTGTATCGTGGCAAGGTTTTGTCTGAGTGTCCAAACAAGCATTACCTAATGGTTCACCACCGAGACAGAAGCTGTAAAGTCCCTGTAAAAATTCATAAGCGCATGATCGGAAAACTGCTGGGTAAGGTCATATATTTCGAGGAAAACTGGGATGGAGACAACGTAACCTACAAATGGGTAAAACGATAGTTGCATTATATGTTACACTAAATATTTAATATGCCCGACGATTCTAACTTTGAGGAGCTTACCTACGTAAGCAAGGAACCCAACGTCAAGTCTTTACGATATGCCTACGACCAAACAGTTGTAGAGCTAGAGGCTTACTTTGATTTATGTCGCACGTCCTACGACGACCGCCGTAACTGGTGGCCAGGGAAAAGCCGTGACCTGCGCAAGCATGGTGCGGACGCATTCCCGTGGGAAGGTGCAGCCGACATGGAGAGTCATGTCATTGATGAACGTGTAACCAAGCTTGTTTCTTTGTTCATCTCTTCGATGAAGCGTGCTAACGTCCGAGCCTTCCCAGTAGAGGCAGGCGACATTGCTCGCTCTAAGGTGGTTTCTAACTTCATGAAGTGGATGGTCTCGTCGGGCTACATTCCACGCTTTTCTCGTGAGATGGAGCTAGGGGCTAACTACTTCCTAGAGCGCGGCATCCTTATTACATACGTAGGCTGGCACCGAGAGGATCGCCGATTTTTACAAAAACTAGATCTAAATCAGATTGCTCAGATGTCTCCAGAACTCGCGGAGATGGTCTTGAATGGCGACAATGATGATGAGCTAGTTGAATTACTTCGGGCTACATTTGACGGCGTTACAACCAAGAAGGCCAAGCGTGCAATCAAAGAATTACGAAAGAGTGGTGCAGCAGAACTACCAGTTGTCCGCCGTCAAGTGGATGCCCCTGAGGTTAAGACCTTAGCTCCTGATGGGGACTTCATGTTCCCTCCGTATGTTACAGACCCACAGCGTGCACCATACTGCTTCTGGAGAACCTACTACACAGCGCAGGAGCTAGAGAACAAGATTGTAACTGATGGCTGGGACTCTGACTTTGTTGATCACGTCATTGATAAGTATCGTGGAGTCAACATTGATAGCATTGAGCGTGAGCAGGAAGGTCGTCGCTCTACAAGCCTCACAGACAACGCTTACGAGGCCAATGAGCTTATTGAGCTAGTCCATGTATACCAACGCCTCATTGACCCAGAGGACGGCTCTGAGGGCATCTACGAGACCGTAATACACAAAGACTTTGACGGAGATGATGGTTTAGGCATTCCATCCTACGCCAAGTTTGAGTTGATGAACGGCTACGAAGACTACCCCGTAGTTGTTACCAAGCTATCTGAGGACTCAAAGCGTCTCTATGACGCACAGACCATCCCAGACATTCTCCGTGGCATACAGCACCAAGTTAAGATTGAGCGTGATTCACGCATTGATCGTAACAGCATTGCCACCCTTCCTCCGATTATGCACCCAGTGGGCAATAGTCCCAAGGACTGGGGTCCTGGTCGGATGATTCCGTATCGTCGTAAAGGCGAGTTTGAGTTTGGCCCAACCCCTGCCTACAACGGTGGCTCTGTTGAGATGGAGCAAACCATGGAGCGTCAGGCTGATGCAATGGTTGGTTTGGACATGGACGACCCAATGAGCCAACTACGCAGGCAGTTCCTCGTAGACAAGTTCCTTGAGCATTGTGCTGAGGTTCTACGTTTGGCTTATCGGTGCTTCCAGCGTTTTGGGCCAGACAGTATTTTCTTCCGTGTCACAGGAAGCCCAGACCCACAGCAGTTTGATAAGGGCAACCCAGACGAAAACTTTGATATCCTAATTAGCTATGACGTTCTCAACACTGATCCAGAGTCTCAAGAAAAGAAGCTCAACCAGCTTGTCTCGCTTACGCAGTTGGACAGGAACGGTCGCATTAGCATTGACCGACTCCTCGAAATCGCTGCTGCTAGCATTGATCCTGTTCTTGCGGACGCAGTTATGCAGCCTGGAGACCAAGCTCAAGAGCAAGTGGTCAAGCAAGTAACGGACGACCTAGCTAAGATATTTGCAGGTATTGAAATGCCAGCACGTCCTAATGGTGCGCAGGTAGCCCTACAGGTTATACAGCAATATGTTAGCCAGCCAGACGTAGCACAACGCGCACAAAGTGACGAAGCCTTTGCTGGACGTTTACAGAAGTATGCAGGTCAATACACGTTCCAACTACAGCAAGCACAGAACGCACAGATTGGTCGTGTAGGAACAGCCCCAGCACAGATGGGTGAAGTTCAAACTCAAAACATACAGCAGTAACACATGGAAGACGACATTAAAGCCCTTAGCAATCACGAGACATTCGCACGCTTCATTCAGTCCATCGAGGCTGCACGAGAAGAAGCAATCGGTGATATAGGAGCCGCCAGCACAGAGCAGATACAACAGCTTGCTGGCCGCATCGTAGCTTATGACGACATCCTCAAGATGGTGAACTGGGAGGCATTACGTATGCGCCACCAAGAATCTCTTGTATAGCGTGTTATTATAAATTTATCGCAATCATCCAGCGTATACGGATGGACAAATAACATGACAGATAATCACTCAACCGATAACGCCGAGTCGGAACCAAGTTGGTGGCAGCAAATATATCAGTGTCCGAGTTAGCCGCTCGACGCTTAGGTGGGTCTTCCCAAACAACCCAAGAGGAAGTTTCCTCGGAGGAAGTTTTCGAAGAACCATCAGTTGAATCAGAGGAAGAAGTTGAAGAAGTTGTCGAAGACGTAGATGAGAGTTCTACGGAAGAGGCAGAAGAATCAGAATCCTCCGAAGATGTTCTTTCACAGATTGACCTTGACGAAATGTCCGAAGCGGACTTACGCGAACTAGGCAAAAAACTAGGAAGCAAAGCTGTCGAACGCTTTGGTAAACTCACTGCACAGCGTAAAGCTGCCGAAGAGGAGTTAGCCAAGCTACGCGCCAGCCTAGCAGAAGCCGACAATAACCCACTTAAAGGGACGCAGGAGGTAAAGAATAACCCATATGGAAACATTGATTCCTTGGAAGGTATTCAAGCCAAAGCGGACGAAGTAAATGGTATCATTGAATGGGCTGAAGATGTCCTGTTTAATGCTGACGGGTATGGCCCAGAGGATGTCGTCACGGAAGTGGAAGGCCAGGAACTAACCAAGGCAGACGTGCGCAAGAGCTTGCTCAATGCACGTAAGAGCCGCGACAAGTTCCTCCCTGCACAACTCAAGACCCTTCAAGCCAAGCAACAAGGCAAGCAACTCAAGGAAGCTTTTACTGCAAAAGCAACCGAGGAACTTAGCTGGATGCAAGGTGAAGATAATGACACTCGTAAGCAATACGAGGCTATGATAGGAGACCCACGCTTCTCTAAGCTAGAAGAAGCCCTGCCGCCAGATTTGTCGGCACAACTCCCCTACATCATGGCTCACGCTGCTAACAGTATCTATGGTCGTAGAGAAATCAAAGAGCCATCCAAAAGCGCACGCCTTAACCCTCCAAAGCAACCTACGGGTGCTGGAGCGCAAGCCGAGCGTAAGGCTAGTCCACAGGTCAAGAAGTTGAAAGAGATCAAGCAACGATTCAGCACATCAGGCAACAAGAGTGATTTCGTAACTCTCAGAACCTTACAAATGCAAAATCGATAACCCAATAATACAATGGCATTCTCAAATACATATGATACAACCAATACGGGTTCGGCTGTTTCCAATCGTGAGGACTTGACAGATGTTTTGTCCATCCTCGCGCCTGAAGAAACTCCGATCCTTTCCTCGCTCAACAAGCAAAAAGCCAACGCAACTTTCGTTGAGTGGACTGTTGACAGCCTAGCTGATCCCGCAACAACTGGTATCCGCGAAGGTGCTGATGTCGGCCAAACCATCGGAGACGATGCTGATGCTGGCTTCGTAGACAAGTTCGCTGGTCGCGCTCGTCTTGGCAACTACATCCAAAAGTTCCGCCGCGCTTACCAAGTCTCTGACTTGCAAGAAGCGGTTGACTCTGTTGGCCCAGCTAAAGTTGCACAAGCCGAAGCTAAGAGCATCCGTGAACTTAAGCGCGACATCGAAGCAACTCTTGCTTCTGCAAATAATCGCTCGGTTGAGGATGGAGTCAATACTCCTTACGGTTTGCGTGGTCTTGGTGGCTGGCTTGACTCCACTATTGCTACTGAAGTTCCTGCTGGTTTCCAGACTCCTGCTGCAAGCGTCTACACGACTGCTGAAGCTGCTGCAACTGAGTTCGGTGAAGAAGCCCTCAACGACATCATCACAAGCATCTTTGAGCAAACTGGTTCTACCAATGAACTCATGCTGGTTGCTGACACTGGTCTTCGTCGCGTAATTGCTGACTTCGCTCGCACCTCTGGTTCCAGCGACTACAGCGTTCGTAACGTAAACTTCGATGGCGGTTCGGGTAATATCACCCTTCGCGTAGACATGTATGAGTCCGATCACGGAATGGTTTCCATCGTGAACGGTAACCCATCTTGCATGCCTAACTTCGGTGGCAGCACAGCCAACTCTAGCGGTTACATCATCAACCCTGAGTATGCTGGCATCCACGAACTCATCCCTCTTGGTAGCACTCGTCTGCCTAACCAAGGTGGTGGTGAGCGCGGTTATGTTGATTGCGCCCTTACGCTTGGTGTTTATCACCCACAAGCGCATGGTCTCATCCAAGACGTAACCTAAGTTAATTGATCTGGTTGGGGGGAG